GGTGAGCCGCTGCTTGACATCGCTCGACCGCACGCGGAATTCCGCGCTGATCTGCTTCGCCATCGCCGGCTTGCCTTGGTCGACCGTGACGTTGATGGCGCGCACCAGCGCCTTGTTGCCGATGTCCTCGCCGAGGCGATCGAGCGCGGCGCCAACTTCGGGGAAGTTGGTCCGCATGGAGATGACGTTGCCGCCGCTCACGCCGCGCACTCCGCCGTACCGGCCTGCTGCGCCTCGCGCTCGAGCCGCGACGCGCGGCCGGCTTCCTTGGCGCGCACTTCGGCGAGACGCACCCGATCGCACCACTCGCGCCACTTGTCGGCGGAGGCGGCCAGATGCCGCGCCCACGAGGCGAGGTTATCGACCTCGCCGGCCTTGATCACGGCAGCGATCGCCCCGCCGATCTCCGCCTGGTCGTCGTCATTCCACCCCTCATGCAAGGCCGCGAGCGGAAAGTCCTCGCGCATCTTCGCCACCGTCGCTTCGATATCCATCACGCCACCCCTTTCCCAACCTATTCCCAACCTCGCGACAAGGTTGGGAAGCCGAAAGCCTTGTGCTGCCTGCTTGTTCCCAACCTTCCCAACCTTCCCAACGTTTTTTTTGATTGCACACACACAGGCGCGCGAGCGCGGGGGCGGGTGTGCCCGCGCCCACGTATGCGCACGGTGAAAAAGGTTGGGAAGGTTGGGAAGGTTGGGAAGCGCCTTAATAATCAAGGCGTAAAACTTCCCAACCTTGCCGCGAGGTTGGGAATAGGTTGGGAAGAAACGGCGGTCAGAACGGCGCACGTTTCCCTCCCACGAGCTGTCGTTTCGCGTAAGACTCGATCAGGTGAGGCGGTATGTAGGGCCGTCGATCCTGCTTATCGTCAGCGAGCCGATCCTCGAATCGACCGCAGCCAAGCCGCTTGAAGACGTACCCGAGCCGCGTACAGAGCGCCGGCGTGATCTTGTCAGCCGTGAGCTTCAGGCCGTCCATGATTGCCTCAGCCATCGTGAAGTGCGACGACCTCAGCTTTACCCACTCGACCATGATGTCGTCGTAGGGCTCCTGCATGCCTCGCTTGCGCTGCTCGGGCGTGAAGAGCCGCTTCTGCTGGTCGTCATCCGGGTAGGCGCGCTCACCCAGGTGGAAGTCGTGCAGCGCCTCGGCGAACATCTGCTCGATGTTGGCGCGCAGACCTTCAAGGTTGAAGCTGTCGCCGCAAGCAACCGGCCAGAAGCGCCGGCCACCTGTCGCGTCCTTCAGGTACTCATCCTCGTTCGTCGTGCCGATGAAAACGTTCTGGCGCGGCACCTTCATCAGGCGCGTGCCGTAGGGCGGCCGATACTCGTCCTCTTGCCGACTGAGGAAGGACTTCTGCTTTCGCTCCTCGGCCTTCATCAGCGAACCAAGCTCAGCGATCTCATAGACCCAGTGACCAGGCAGTGCCAGCAGCGAATCCTTGTTGTTGAGGTCCAGATCGGTGTCGCAGAACCAGTGCCACGACAAGATGCGCGCGACGGTCGATTTGCCGCGCCCCTGCTCGCCCTCCAACACCAAGCAGTAGTCGAACTTGCAACCCGGCGACATGACGCGCTGGATCATCCCGCGCAGGAAGAACTGGCCGACGAGTGCCGTGTATTCGGTGCGCTCGACGCCGAGGTAGTCGCTCAACCATTCGGTATTGCGTGGCGTGCCGTCCCATGGCGGCAACGCTTCCAGCGCTTCGCGCACAGGGTGGAACTTGTGGTCGCGCGCCAAGGCCTCGACGGCCTGCGCTACCGACTTGGGAGAGAACTCGACGCCCCACTTTCGCTGCAGCCAGATCGCCGTCATCACGTCGAAATGGTCGGTCCAGTCGCCAGACTCAGGCTCATCCTTCAGGAAAGGCGGGCGCGATCGATAGACGGTGCGTTCTGCGAACTGATCGTAGGCGATCGTGCCGCGCCATTCAGGCATGTGCGAGAGGATCAGATGCGCATTCGCCAGACACGACGACACGTCGCCCTTCTTGCGAATCAACCCAATCTCCCAGTCCCGATCGGGCGGCCCCGCGATCTCCCCCGCGGGAGCTTGCAAGGGGTCTTCCGGGGGCAGCGTTGGCTCGATCGCGCGCGAACTCGGCGGCGCTGGCGGCGGGTCAGATGGCACCGCACCCCCCTGCTCGGCCGGCGGCGATGAAGCGTCAGGGCTCGGCTTGCGAGCGCGCGACTTGCGCGCCTTGGCCTTCGCCCAGGGCGCCTCCCAGCCGCTTTGCTCGGCCAGCTTGAACACTGTGCCGAGCGTGATCTGTTCCGGCTTGAATCCGCCCCAGCGGTTGCGCGTGTCCTCCGGCCCCGCGTACTTCTCACTTCGGGCCGACCACGCGTCCCAGACCATGTAGCCGGTAATCGGGCCGAGATCCGCTTTGCAAGCGAGGCCAACGTTAATCCACTGCTCGTAGTCGCCGGCATCAATGAAGGCCAGTGCCTCCTCCGCCAGCGCCACCGTTTCAGCCATGCTGCGCGGCCGCTGGCCGGGGGTGGCCGGCGGTGGATGCGACGCTGCCGGCGACTCAGCTGGCGCAGGCGGTGACTTTGAGCCCTTGACGGTCACCCGGAGCCGCCGCAGAACATCGTCCGATAGCGCCCGTATCTCCGTCGGCGCACCGGGCCATGGCTTCGCGGTGAAGGTGAAGTACTGCTTGCCGCAGAACACTTCCACGCCGACCTTGTTGCTCTTGAACGTCTGCGTCTCGCCGGCGCAGATGATGTGCACGCCCTTGCCGCTCGGCGAGTATTCCGTGTAGCTGGCGCACGCCGCGATGATGTCCTGGCACCGCTGCGAGATCTCGCCGGACTCGGGATCGATCATGCCGTCGAGATCGATCCCGATCAGGCCGTCATCGGGCAGGAAGGCGAAGCCGATGCCGTCGAAGCCGGCCTTAGCCGCAGCACCGGCCGCGACGGCATACGTCGTCAGCTTCGCACGCTCGCCATCCGAGCCCTGATCGCCGTAACGCCGACCACCGCCGGCGTAGTACGGCATCTTGCGCGGCTTGTTCTTCGGGGTCTCGCCCGGCTCGTAGCGCCACATCAACCATTGCTTGCGGTTCGCCAGCTCGGGCGGCACCGCAGCAAGATCGGGAATGGGATTGCGGCGGCGATGCTCCGCGCGGTAAGCGTCGAGGTCCGACCAGGGCAGCATGGGAGAATCAGCCATTCCCGACCCTCACCCGAGGCAGCTCATGAAGAAACCCGCCATTACCGCGCCCGACCACGAAGGTGGCGTCCCCGCCGAGACCGAAGCAGCTCTTCAAACCTCCGTTGCGCTAATTGAGCTTGGGAAGATTCTCGCCCCGCATTCGCGCCGCGAGCGGCTTGCCTGTCGCCGTCGCCTGTTATCGGCCGCGCGCCGCTCGCCGCCGGATCAGTGGCTGGTGAGAGGCATCCTGACTGAACTAGCCCACGCGATCCGCTGATGTCGTTACCAACGGGATAGCCGCCCGACCGCAACCACCAGCCACCCACAATCGCATCGAGCGGATGCACCACGGCCACCGCCGGCGCATCGATTGCCACGCGAATGGCCTTGCCGTCTTCGTGCCGGATGGCAGTGAGCGTCCTCGGCCGGCGCGTCATGCCGCTCCTCGCTGCAGGCGCTCGAGGGTCGATAGCGCCGTCGCCAGCGTCTTCGTCGATTGCTCGATCACGGTCGTCAGGCGGTCCACTTCCTCGCCGCGCGTGATCGGCTTGACTTCATATCCGCATTCACGCGCGAGGAACATCATTACCGCGTGGCAACCAACCTCGGAACCACGCTTTGCGATGTACAGCACCTGTGCCGGCGAAAATCGCTCGCGCCGCTCGGGGTTCAAACAGGCATCCATGAGGTTATGCGCGTCACGCTGCGGCTTGTCGGGCCACATCTCGCACGCGATCTTCTTGCGGCCACCGCACACTCGAATTACCTCGTCGAGCGCATCCTCAATTCGTTCGTGAAACAAGGCGCTTTGCATTGGATTACCTCGCATTCCCTAATTTAGGTACTCGTAGGTACAGACCCGAGCGGGGAAAAAAAATAGGCTGTCGGCATGAACACATACCGACAGCCGGAACCTCGGCAGGTGCCGAGGGGGAGGAGAAGGCGGGAGCCCCTGACATGCGAGAATTCAGTTTCCACACATCATTTCTCACCGAAAGGAGCCCCCATGGGACTCTTGAATCTGGACGGCCTGAACATGGACCTCACGTGCCCGAAGTGCGGCCAGAAGTTCACAGAGACCTTCGGACGGGTAAAGGACGATCAACTGTTCTTCTGCCCCTTTTGCGGGGTCGAGCTTGGTCTCCGAACGAACCGGCAGGCCAAGGCGCTCGAACTGGCGAACGAACACCTCGCGTTCTACGTCGGGAAGAGCGGCGTCAAGCCTCACTAGCTCGCGCATCGCCGTCAAGAAAGGCTCAGCGTCGAAGTCAAGCCGGATGGTCACTCGCCGGCCGCTCATGCCGCCTTCGCTTCATCAGGGAACGGGAGCGGGGATTGCCCGCCGCCAGATTTCGGTACGGCGTATATCTCGTCAAATGTGACCTCTCGCCCGCGCGCCCTGGCGGCGACAATCAAGGCACGCGCGCACGCCGGCGGCAGCTCCTGCTTCCCCGTCTCGTAGTGCGAGATATTCGCTGCGGTCTGGGAAAAGACCGCCGCCAGCTCGCGCTGAGTCATGCCGAGACTGATGCGTATCGCACGAAGATTTGATCTCATGGCCGGCGATTATAGGCACGCTTATAACCGTGTCAATAGCCGTGCTTATTTGACCCTATAGAGTCCTGCTTATAAGTTCCTTAACCATGCTGTATGGACAACGACTTAAGAGGGCGCGCGACCATGCGAAACTGACGCAGGCGAAGCTTGCTGAGTTGGCGGGCGTCAGCCAGCCGACGATTTCGCAGCTCGAACAATCCGAATCCACGGATGGCTCCGTCTATACAGCGCAGTTCGCCTATCACTGCGGGGTTTCCGCAATCTGGCTTGCAGACGAAATCGGCGAGATGATCCCGACCGGCGTCTATGTCTCCGAACCGCGTGTAGCCGCGATTGCAACAACACTTTTGCATGCTATGGAAGAAGGCCGCGAGTATCTGGTCGAGAGCACGCAAAAGAACCTTGATGCGAGCGAGGAACTCGCCGCGCAAGCCACCGCGCGCGCGAAGGGCAAGGACTGCTGAAATCCTCATGCTGACCATCCAACTCCGCCTCGATTTGGAGCCAGATCAATGAAACGAGCCATCCTTGTTCTTCCGATTTCGATACTGATGGCCGGCTGCGCCACCACCCCTCAAATGAGCGCCGAGGAACGCGCCCACAAATTGCAGCCAGTCGCCTGCAAAGACAAGGCGCAGTGCGATCTGTATTGGCAACGGTCGCAGATATGGCTCGCAAAAAACAGTCGCTATCGAATCCAACTCGCCAACGACACATTGATCCAGACCTACGGCCCATCAAACTCATCGGTGGACCTTGCGTACACGATCGTCCGCGATAACGCGGCCGACGGCTCCGCTCAACTCAGGATGCGGGCGGGGTGCGACAACTGGATGGGCTGCCTCGTCCTTCCGGCCGATGCCATCAACGCCTACCGCGAGTACGTCACGTCTTCACAATCAGAGCCCCGCTCGATCCTCCCCTAGGCATTCGCCCACCAGATTAATTTAGCGGCTCCGCCCCTTATCAGGCTCCGCTAGGCGTCAGATTGGCGCCGTTAGGCAATTTTCCGCAGGACCACCAACAGAGACGGGAACCCATTCCGCCTAAAATATAAGCCTGCCTATTGACATTGATATAAGTAGCCCTATACTCCCCTCCCGTCGCTAACGAATTAAGGGAGGACGGAAGATGGAAAACCAACCGCAGGCAACACCCGACTGGATCACCGCCCTACCCGGCTACCAGCCGCAAGAGCGACACAATCACTTCGAGATCGCCGGCGTCCGCTGGCAGCACAACAGTCACGAGAACGGCGACGACATCTACTCGGTCCAGCCGCCGCTGGAACCCGCGCTCGCCGTAAAGCGCATCCTCAACGTCCATCGCCAAGACGGCCGCTTTCGCTGGATGTCGGCGCTCTGGATCACCGACGAACCGCGGATCGTCCGCGCCCATGGCGAGGCCGATACGCTCGAAGAAGCCGCCCGCGCGGCGCTGGAGCACCAGCACGAAGTGAAGGTTCTCGGCGGCGCGATCTGGTACGCGGACACGCTGGCCGCGCAACGCCGCTATTCAGCCATGATCGGCGAAGAGTTGGTCACGGTTAAAGAGATCCATGACGGCCGCTGGGAATGGCACCGGGCGGTCGACCTCACCGCCTTCCGCGCCGCCGGCATGTACGCGCCAACCTCGCAATTGGAGGGCGAGGCAGCGACGGCAATGGAGGCCATGCTCGCCGCCCTTAACGCACCCGCAGAAATGCGCCGCGCGTGCCGCGCCTATCTGGCCGACCACGGCTCATTCCTGTCCGCCCTAGTCTCGCCATACCGGCCGATGTACCGCGACATCTCGGCCGCAGAAGCGACGGCACACTGATGCTCGGTCGCCAACTATTGCTGGAGGCGCAGCAAGTCGCGCGCGCCCACGGCATGAACGTCGTGGAACGCCTGGCCGCCGACGGCACGCCGCGCTTCGCCCTCTATCGCGGCCCCGTCCGATACCGCGTGCGGCTTGGTTCCTTCGCCACGGCCGGCGAACTGCTCGGCGCGATCGAGCGCGCCGCCACCGCCATCAAGCGCCGCCGCCGGCCGCGCCCCACTTCCGGCAACCCCCCGAGGATCTCCCAATGAACCAACACTACCTGCTACAGCAGGCATTGCCGCGCATCCATGCGGCCGAATCCCTGCAGCACCATCTGCAATGCGCTGGCCTCAATGTGGGCTGCATGATCGAGGTCGGAGAGGACGGCGTCTGCGTTCTCCTCCTGGTTGCGGCGCCCCACCAGCTCGCGCTCAACGTCATCGAACACGCCGGCCTCGACGCCCGCCCGATCTCCCAGTCGCAGTCGGAGCTGCTCGACGTCCGCAGCTACGAAACCGACGTCTTCGGGCAGGCCGTGACGCTCGTCGTCCAGGCACCGACTGCGGCGCTTCAGCCCGCCCCGCAGTCACGCTTTGCGGCCTGGCTGCGGGACTACCGCACCTGGCTAGACGACTACCGTCAGATGGCCTGCCGCGCGCCGCTCAAATTTGTCCAGACGAGCGGCGACACCAATTTTCTCAACCCCGGCGCCGCCGACCGTCGCTATTGGCCCGCCGATCAACAACCACCCGAAGGAGTGCAAACGCATGCAATCGACTGACCAATCCATCCAAACCCCCGCCATCGGCGCCCCGTTCAAGGGCGGCATCTTCGCCGGCATCTTCAACTTCGAGGGCCGCCCCCACGCCCTGATCCGCGCACCCAAGAGCGCCGGCCAGCACGACGACACGCCCTGGAACGACAGCTACAAGCTCGTCGACGGCGCCACGTCGTTCAACGATGGCATGGCCAACACGGAGGCGATGGCCACCGCGGGCAGCAAGGTTGCGCAGTGGGCGCGCGCGCAGCACATCAGCGACCACAACGACTGGTACATCCCCGCGCAGGACGAGCTGGAGATCCTCTACCGCAACCTGAAACCGACCACGGACGAGAACTATCTGTGGGGCCGCTCCGGCCTTAACGCATCCGCCCTGCCGCCCACCTACCCCTACACACCGAACCTGCCGGCGCAGACGCCCCTGGCGCTGCTTCAGGCAGGCGGCGAGGAAGCCCTCGACCCCGTCTGGTACTGGAGTTCGACGCAGCACGCCGGCAACGGCGTCTATGCCTGGTGCCAGGTCTTCGCCAACGGCGGCCAGGACGACAGCCGCAAGGGCCTCCAGTTCCGCGTGGTTCTCGTCCGCAGATCTCCCCTTTAGTCCTTCAATCATTCAGGAGCCCGCATGAACACCACCACCATGACGATTGGCGGCGCGCAGCTTACGGTCGAGACGCAAGAGCTTTTCCGGGCCTGGCTCGAAAAGCACGTCACTCGCTCCCCGGCGCCGGCACCGCTGATTCGCCCGCCGCTAAACGAAGGCGAACGCTATGTCGGCGCAATCCTGCGCCCCGACCTCACCGGCTATCACCTGATCCGCATGCCGCTCACCGTAGCGATCAAGCTGAAATGGAAAGCCGCCATGGATCACGCAGCCGAGAAAGGCGGCGAACTCCCCGACCGTCCGGAAGCCGCGCTGCTGTTCGCGACGCGCGAAGAGGGCGAGTTCGCCGAGGAGTGGTACTGGACTCGCGAGCAGCACGCCGGCAGCGACGTCTGTGCCTGGTGCCAGGACTTCGCCAACGGCAGCCAGCTCAGCCACCACAAGGTCAACCAGTACCGCGTGGTTCTCGTCCGCAGAGTTCCCATTGAGTCATTGAGTCATTAACCCGCTCCCCACGGGAACTGTTTCGTTTTTCTCAGCATGGCACTCCATTCCGACACCGACATCTACAAGGCGAACTACGACCTGATCTTCAGCATCGTCAAGGTCGTCAAGAACATGGCGCGCGACTTCAAAGCCATCATCGGCGGCGAGTTGCGCGACCACGCCTTGATGATCGCCATCCTGATCCTTCGGGCCAACATGGCCGAGGACAAGATGCCGTACCTCGATCAGATCGTCGAGCGCAAGGAATCGATCGACCTGCTCACACGCTTGTCTCGCGATCTTCGATTGATCTCGCCAGGGCAGTACGGCGAGATCATCGAACTCGCGGCCAACGTCGGGCGGCAGGTGAATGGATGGCGCAAGCACCAACAGCACGCGCGGCAGACGCATGGAGGTCAAGGCCATCATGACAGACCGCTTTTTTGATCTGGTCGCGCCGCTGGGCCAGCGTTCGCTGTTCGACGCTGAGCCCACCGCCATGCGCATCCCGGAGACCGCCACCCCTGTGGTTTGGTCCGGCGCAGTTTCCCAGCTGGGGCTGTTCGATGCCCGGCCGGGCGACGTAGATAGTGCGACAGGACGCAGCACGCCGGCAACGACGACTATGCCTGGTGCCAGAACTTCGCCAACGGCAACCAGAACAACAACCACAAGGACAACCAGTACCGCGTGGTTCTCGTCCGCAGATCAACCCAGCGCCTGCCATGCTGACTTTTCTTTTTCGGAGCTGGTGCAGGCGCACGACGACTGCCGCCAGCACAAGCGCAACAAGAGTTCGACGCTCGCTTTCGAGATCGACCTCGAGCACAACCTGTGGCAGCTCTACGAAGACCTTAAGGCCGGCACCTACCGGCCCGGCCCGTCGATCTGCTTCGTCATCACGCGCCCGAAGCCGCGCGAAGTGTGGGCGGCGCAGTTCCGCGACCGGATTGTGCATCACCTACTCTACAACCGGATCGCGCCGCGCTTTCACGCCGGATTCATCGCCGACAGCTGCGCCTGCATTCCAGGCCGCGGCACGCTCTATGGCGCCCTGCGCCTGGAAGCCAAGATCCGCAGTCTCACCCAGAACTGGAGCCGGCCGGCCCACTACCTGAAACTCGACCTGGCGAACTTCTTCGTCAGCATCAACAAGCACAAGCTGCGCGATCGCCTGGAACGGCGCATTCATGAGCCATGGTGGCTGCAACTCGCCGAACAGATCCTGTTCCACGATCCACGCGAGGGCGCGATCGTGCAGGCCACGGCGGCAATGCTGGCCAAGATTCCACCGCACAAGAGCCTCTTCAACCAACCGTCACATATCGGCCTGCCGATCGGCAACCTCAGCAGCCAGTTCTTCGCCAACGCGCTGCTCGACGCGCTCGACCAGTTCGTCAAGCACCGGCTGCAGGTCAAGCACTACATCCGCTACGTCGACGACATGGTGCTGCTGCATGAAGACCCGCGCTGGCTGAACGATGCACACCAAGCCATCGCCGACTGGCTGCCCGAGCAGCTTGGTCTGCGGATCAATGAATCCAAGACGATCCTGCAGCCGGTAGATCGCGGCGTCGATTTCGTCGGCCAGGTCATCAAGCCGTGGCGCCGCACCCTGCGCCGCCGCACCTACCACAGCGCAATGAAGCGCATCGAAACCAGTAGCGCCGAATCGCTCTTCGAGACGGCCAACAGCTACTTCGGCCTGCTTCGCCAAACCAGCCACAGCCTCGGCGACCGCGCGCGCCTGGCGAACCTTCTGCGCCGACGGGGCTACACGATCGCCGGCGCCCTCACCAAGACGCACTGCAAATCATCCTCGAAGGAGAACCGCACATGAATGCACCTGAACCCGCCGCCAACCTCGCGCCGAAAGACGCGATGGTCGTTCCGAACGAACCCATCGAACACTTCGCACCTTCCCTCACCAACGACAACCGCCACCCCGAGGCCTATATCGCCGAACTGGCCGAGTCGATCCGCCAGGTCGGCATCATCCAGCCGGTCACCGCGCGCCCCTGGCCGTCATCTCGCGACAAAGCGCCCAAGGGCGTCGTCTATGAAATCGTCGTCGGCGAAGGCCGCTTCCTCGCCGCTAAGAAAGCCGGACTGGTTGCCATCCCGTTCTTCTGGCGCGACCTTTCAGACGAGCAGGCACTGCTTCTGCAATTGATCGAAAACCTCAAGCGCAACGACCTCAGCGAGATTCAAGAGGCCAAGGGCTATCAGCGCCTGATGAAGGATCACGGCTACACCGCCGACCGCGTCGCCGCGGATATCGGCAAGAGCCGGTCGCACGTCTACGGCCGTCTCAAGTTGCTCGACCTTTGCCCCGGTGCGCTCGCCGTCGTCCAGGAGCACAAGCTCGAGGCGACCATTGCCGTTCTGGTTGCCCGCATTCCCGACGCGAAGCTGCAGGCGCAGGCAGCGAAGGAAGTAGCGTGCGGCCGCTACGGTAACAGCGAGCCCATGTCCTACCGCGCCGCGGCAGAGCATATCCAGCGCACCTTCATGCTGAAGCTGGCCGAAGCGCCGTTCCCGCGCGCCGACACCGAGCTGGTGCCCGGCGCCGGCCGCTGCCACGAGTGCCCGAAACGTACCGGCAACGCCCGCGAACTTTTCGACGACGTCAAAAGTGCCGATGTTTGTACGGACCCCAGCTGCTACCAAGCCAAGGTCTCCGCCCACATCAAGCGCCAGCAGGAACTCGCCAAGGCCGAGGGCCGCAAGATCATCAAGGGCGAGGACGCCAAGAAGCTGAAGCCGAACTACTACAGCGACATCAAGGGCGGCTATGTGGATCTCGACAAGACCGTGCATGTCGGCGGAAAGGCGAAGACTGTGCGTCAGATACTGGGCGCGGACGCCCCGAAGGCCGACCTCCTGATGGACCCGCACCAGAAGGACAACCTCATCGAGGTCGTCTCGATCGACTCCGTTCGCGCGCAACTCGAGGCCAAAGGCATCGCCGCGCAAGTGCTGCCGGCCCGAGCCGGCAAGTCCGACAAGGAGAAGGCCGAGCAGAAGGCCGCCAAGCTGCGCGAAAAGATCGACACCACCTTCAGCGAGCGCCTGTTCGATCGCATCCGCAGCCGCGTTATCCAGGACATCGATGACAAGGACAGCGAAGCGCCATACCTCGAGATCGAAGAGGAGCGCATGGTCGCGCAACGCTTGTTCGACCTGACGAACTACGGCCTACAGGGAAAGGTCGCGCGGGTCTGGCTCAGCCCGAAGGATGGAAACACCAGCGACTATCAACTGGTCAAAGAACTCCAGGAGCGCATCGAGACGATGGACCGCAAGGAGATCGCCAAGCTGATGCTCGACCTGACGCTGATCGACGAGGCCGGCCGGACGGGGACACCCGACCGTATGCTCAACATCGCCAAGAACATGGGCCTCGACGCCGACGCCCTCAAGGTCGAGATCCGCAAGGAACTCACGCCCAAGGACAAGCCGAAGCCGACGGCGAAGAAAGCGAAAGCGCAGCCGCCGACTGCAGAACCGCAGGCCCCGGCGCCGGATCTCGGCCCCATCGTGATCGGCGACCGCGTCAGGATTAACGCCAACGCCAAGAGCGCCATCGGCGCGCCACAGGTCGGCAAGACGGGCAAGACGACCTACATGGTCGGCAAGGCATTCATGGTAGCGATCGACGGCACAAACGGCTCGCAGAGCTTCATGCCCGACGAACTCGACAAGCTTCCTCCCGCTGCGCCTTCTACCCCTACCAAAGCTGCGCAAGCGGGCGAAAAAAACGCGACGAAGCCGGCGGCGCCGGCAAAGACGCTGATGGACAAGGCGGTGAAGCCGAAGACCAAGAGCAATCCAGCGCCGGCTGCGCCGGCGAACGAACCGGCTACGCCGGTTAAGACCACGCCGCTGACGAACGCCACTCAGGCATGGCCATTCCCGGTCGGGAATCGGCCGGAAGCGCCGACGGCGAACGTCACTGAAGCACTGGAGGCCGCCGGCCAAGAAAGGCTGGTGCCCTGATGGCTAGCATCAATAAGGTGATCCTGGTCGGCAACCTCGGCGCCGATCCAGAAATGCGCTACCTACCGAGCGGAGAGGCGATCGCCAATCTCCGGCTGGCGACAACCGACGTCTGGAAGGACAAGGACGGCAACAAGCAAGAAGCCACCGAGTGGCACCGCGTTGGCTTCTTCGGCCGCATGGCCGAGATCTGCGGCCAGTACCTCAAGAAGGGTAGCCAGATCTACGTCGAGGGCTCGATCCGCACCCGCAAATGGCAGGACAAGGACGGCCAGGACAAATACACCACCGAGATCCGCGGCGACCGCATGCAGATGCTCGGCAGTGCGCGCCAGGGCGGCGGCCAGGGATCGAGCAGCGAGCGGAAGCCCCCGCCGGCGCAATCGCCCGGCGGGGGTGGCCAGGGCGGAGATTACGACGACGATATCCCGTTTCGCCAGATCGGCCTTGGCACCGGAGGGCACACGCTGTGATGCGGAAACCGATCTATATCGCAGTCATGCAGGCCCTGGCACATATCGCCAACGAATGGCGCGCACAGCAATCAAAGGGCAAGTAACCGTCACATGCACGACACCACCCCAACGTCTCGCGACACAGCCCGCTCGGCGATCCTGCGCCTGATCGCCGCGCGGATCGTTGCAGAGCTGCAGGGGGAACAGCAACAAGGGCTTGAGCCCACGCCTATGCCGGCGGAGAATCCGCACCATGAGAGCCGCCACCTACAGCCGATACAGTTCCGATAACCAGCGCGAGACATCCGTCGAAGACCAGGAGCGCCTGCAGGACAGGCGCGCCGAAACCGAGGGGCTCGACGTTGTTTCCCGCTTCGCCGATCGGGAGATCTCGGCTTCAATTCCCATGATCCAGAGACCAGGCGGCCGCGCCCTCCTCGAGGCCGCGCACCGGGGCGCCTTCGACGTCCTCCTGATCGAAGGCCTCGACCGCTGCTGGCGCGACATCATCGATCAGGAACAGGTCATTCGCGGCCTGGAGTTCGCCGGCATCCGCATCATCGGCGCCGCCGACGGCTACGACACCAGGCACGAGGACCGCGAGCTGCAGCGGGGTGTCCGTGGCCTCCTGAATCAGCAGTACCTGCGCGACCTAGCGAAAAAGGTCCACCGTGGCCTGACCGGCCAGGTCTATCGCGGCGGCTACGCCGGCGGCCTCTCCTACGGATACCGCTCGATCGACGCCGGCGCCGTCAAACAACTCCAGGTCGACGAGCAGCAGGCACGCTGGGTGTGCTGGATCTTCGAGCGCTACGGCGTCGACGGCTGGAGCTGCCAACGCATCGCCGCCGAGTTGAACCGCCTCGGCGTCTTGACCGGCCGCGGCGGCACATGGGCGGTATCCGCGCTCTATGGGAGCCCAGCGAAGGGGAGCGGCGTTCTAAACAACGAACTGTACGTCGGGCGCTATATCTGGAACCGCAGCCACTGGGTCAAGCATCCTGTCACCGGGAAGCGCATTCGACAAGACAGGCCGCAGCACGAATGGGTCATCGAGGACCGCCCCGACATGAGGATTGTTCCCGACGAGCTGTGGCAGGCAGCTCGCAAACGCCTCGACGGCGGCCGCCTAACCTGCGGCAGCCGAGGAAAAGGTGCGCGGCCGAAGACACTCCTCGGCGGGCTGATGAAGTGCGGCAAGTGCGGCGGCGCCGTGATCGCCGTCAGCAGCCTGAGCTACGGGTGCGTTGCCCACAAGGACCGCGGCCCCACAGTATGTACGGGCGTCCGCATCAGCCGCGACCGTACCGATCGGCGCATGCTCGGCATCCTGCGCCAGGATCTCCTCGAGCCGCACGCGATCGTCGAGGTTCGGCAGCTCGTCGACGAGATCATCGCCGCCCAGAACAAACTCGCCGCTGGCGCCGCACAGGAAGCCAAGGCCGCGCTGGCCGGCGTCGAGAAGGAAATATCCAACCTCGTCACGGCGATCGCTGCAATGGGCCATTCCGAGGCTCTGACGAGCCGATTACGGACGGCAGAGAGCCAGCGGGCGCGCCTTGCCGAGCAAGCCGCAGCCACGCGGCCAGGGAAGACCAAGATTGACGATCTGATGGCACGATACAAGCGCCACCTGGCGAACCTCGAGGAGGATCTCGCGAGTAGCCCAGAACGGGCCAGGGAAGCGCTGCGCGGTTATTTCGGGGAGATCATCATCGAAGACGATGGCAAGGAAGCGTGGGCTTCTATCTCGGGGAACCCCGGCAACCTGCTGCTGCAGGTCGCCGGCGATTCTGGGTATGGTTGCGGGGGAAGGATTTGA